CCACGGCGGGCCTGCCCCTGGCCATCTCCCGGATGACCAGTCAGGCCCACGCCAAGGGGCTGGAAAACGAGAAGCGGCGGATCTTCTCCACCGCCATCTGGCTGTTCTTCGGTCTGGGTCTGGTCTGCTCCGTGCTGATGTTCTTCCGTGCGGACGCGCTGGCCCGGTTCCTGAACAACTCTCTGGCCGCCACTGCCGTACAGGCGCTGGCCCCAGCGGTGTTCTGCGTGTGCCTGCTGGCCTGTATGCGGGGCTATACCCAGGGGCAGGGGAACATGACTCCCACCGCCGTCAGTCAGGTGCTGGAGGCCCTTTTGAAGCTGGGCATCGGCCTGCCGCTGGCGTGGTACGTTCTGCACATCGGCAAAACCGCCGAACTCAGCGCTGCCGGGGCCATTGTGGGCGTCACGGCGGGCACAGCGGTATCCATGCTGTTCCTGTGCGCCTATCTCGTCACCCACCGGAACCGGAAGGAATCTTTGGACGTTCCCTCCTCCAGCGGGCAGATCATCAAGCAGATCCTGCTCATCGGCGTTCCCATCACCCTGAGCAACTCCGCCATGAGCATCATCAACATCATTGATACCAAGATCGTCATGGGCCGCCTGCAAAACGGACTGGGCCTTTCAGAAACGGCGGCGGCTGTGCTGAACGGCCAGTACCGCATCGCCATGAATATGCCCAACATGGTGGCCTCCTTTGTTTATCCTGTCACCATGAGCCTGATTCCCTTCGCGGCGGCGGCGCTGGCCCGGAAGGACCACGCTGAGGCGGACCGCATCATCTCCTCCGCCTTCCGGCTCATCGCCATTCTGGCGCTGCCTGCGGGCGTGGGGCTCTCTGTGCTGTCCACCCCCATTGAACGGCTCATGCTGCCCATGCAGCCGGAGGACGCGCTGGCGGCGGGACCCCATTTGCAGATTTTAGGCATTGCCCTGATCTTCATCTGCCTGATGATTTTGACCAATGCCATTTTGCAGACCTATGGTAAGGAGAAGCTTCCTATTTTCACCGTCATCGCCGGCGGCGTGGTGAAGGTGGTCATGAACTACATTCTGGTGGGCAACCCGGACATCCGTGCGGTGCTGGGCACCCAGAACGGCACCGGCTACGCCCGTGTGGCCGTGCGTGGCCTGCTGGACGGTGAGGCCGTGAACTATGACGGCCAGACTGACATCACCGCCACCTCCACCAAGACCTTTGAGCAGGGTGTGGTGGTCATTGGCCGTGCCAAGGCGTGGGTGGAAAAGGACTTCTCCTTTGACATCACCGGCGGCGTGGACTTTATGAACAATGTGGCCCAGCAGGTGGCGGACTACTGGCAGGACATTGACCAGGACACCATCCTGGCGGTCCTCAAGGGCGTTTTCTCCATGACCGGCGGCAAGAGCGGTGAGTTTGTCACCAAGCACACCTACTCTGTCAACGGCAACCTGGAGGCCTCTACCCTCAACAGCGCCACTGCCCAGGCCTGCGGTGACCACAAGAAAAAGTTTGCCATGATTTTCATGCACTCTGTTCCGGCCACCAACCTGGAAAACCTCAACCTGCTCACCGCCCTCAAGTACACCGATAAGGACGGCGTGACCCGTGACCTGACCCTCTACACCTGGAACGGCAAGCTGGTCATTGTGGATGACGGGATGCCTGTTGAGGCTGTTGCCGCCACCTACAAGCTGACCTCTGACACCGCCCTGGTGCCCGGCAAGACCTACTACACCAAGAGCGGCACCAAGTACAACGCTGTGGCCTCCCCCAGCGTGGACAACATTGCCACCTATTATGAGGTGGATGTCCCTGCCGGTGAGGAATACACCAGCTATGTCCTGGGTGAGGGCTCCATCAACTTTGAGGACCTGGGTGCTAAGGTGCCCTATGAGATGTCCCGTGACCCCGCCAAGAACGGCGGCCAGGACACCCTCTACACCCGCCAGCGCAAGGTGTTTGCCCCCAAGGGCATCTCCTACGAAAAGACCAGCCTCTCTCCCACGGATGCGGAGCTGTCCGATGGTGCCAACTGGGCTCTGGTCCACTCTGGTGAGGCCACTGAGAGCCAGCGCTCCTACATTGACCACAAGGCAATCCCCATTGCCCGCATCAAGTCCAGAGGCTAAACCATGACCGTGTATGAGGCCGTGGTGTCCCGGCTGGCCATGCTGGGCTACACCGTCACGGACAATGACGAAACCGGCCTCAATTTCCTCATAGACAAGTGTGAAAAGGACATCCTGGCAGACATCAATCAAAGGGTGCTGCCGGATGGCCTTTTCTATGTCCATGTGGATATGGTGGCCGGGCAATTCCTCTATGATAAGAAAGCCGCCGGTGGTCTGGACGGGCTGGAGGGCTTTGACTTCTCCGCCCCGGCCAAGAGCATCACGGAGGGTGATGTGGCCATCACCTTTGCTGGAGCCAGTGATGGAGCCAGCAGCGCTGAGGCCCGCTTTGATGCCCTGCTTGCAGGGCTCATGCGCCCGCCTGAGAGTACGCTGGCGGCTTTTCGGAGGATGAGATGGTAGTGGGGAGCCCCGCCCACAAAAAGGCCGTGCAGAGCCTCTGGGTGGGCAAAGCAACCATCACCGTGCTGGACGGGGTGCTCAATCCCGCCAATGGCCGCACGGAGCCCCAGGAGCGCATCCTGGCGGCAGACATCCGCTGCCGCATTTCCCACAAGTCTGTGGTGAGTACAGAGCCCAACGAGGAGGCCGCCCAGGTGGCCCAAAGCGTGGTGCTCTACATTGACCCCTCCGTGGACATCCCGGAGGGGTCTAAAATCACAGTGACCCAGAACGGCATGACCCGTGACTATGAACGGAGCGGCAAGAGCGCAGTGTATAGCTGCCACCAAGAGGTGCCGCTGGAGCTTTTCAAGGAGTGGGCCTGATGAACTGGGGAAACTGCGATTATAAGCAGCTCCAGCGCCTCCGTGACAGTCTGGCCACGCTCCAGAGCATGGACATGGACCGTTTCTGCACGGAGGTGTCAAAGGAGCTGGCCGCCCGCCTGCTGGCGCTGGTCATTCCCCGCACGCCTGTGGGGCAGTACCCAAAATCCAGTGGCAAAAAGGGCGGCACCCTGCGCCGGGGCTGGACATCCAAAACCCAAGCGGATGCCGCCAGCAGAGGCGGCAGCAATGATGCGAAAGCCTACGCTGAGGCACTGCCCGTCAGAAAGTCCGGCAACGCCTACACCATTGAGGTCATCAACCCTGTGGAATATGCCAGCTATGTTGAGTTTGGCCACCGAACACGGGGCGGTGACGGCTGGGTGCCGGGCCAGTATTTCCTCACCCTGTCCGAGCAGGACCTTGAGAGGCTTGCGCCGAGCGTGATTGAGAGAAAACTGGAGGCCCTGCTGCGGGAGGTATTCAATGGCTGAAATCAATTTCAACAGCATCTATGACGGCGTGAGCCTTGCGCTCCACGCCGCTTTTCCTGCCGCCCAGGTGCATGGCGGGAATGTCAAGCAAGGGCTCAAGCCCGGAGATTTTAATGTCATCATGCCTGGTGCCGGTCACGCCAAAGAGGTGGGCCAGAGGTACAAGCGGACACCCACGGTGGATGTGATTTACTACCCCAAGGCCGGGGATGCGGAGTGCTATGGCATGGCACACCGGCTGTCCTTTGTCCTGGGGAGCATCACAACCCCGGAGGGGGACATCATCCACGCCACCGGCTGTGAGTGGACACTGGCGGAGGATGTCCTGCATGTACTTTTGAGCTATGACCACTTCGTCCGTGTCCCGCTGGAGCAGGAGAACATGGAAACTCTCAAAATCAATGAGGAGGGATAAGCCAATGGCAAAAACCCAGACCACGGAGGCCAATGCCGCCGCCTTTACCAAGGCGCAGTTGGTGGCCTCTCAGAGATATGTCCACCGGCGGGACCTGATCGGCGCACTGCTGGAGGATGGCAAGACCTACACCTTGAATGAGGTGGATGCGCTGATTGAAAAGTTTATGAAAGGCAAGGTGAGATAAATGGCTCTTGGCGGAGGTAACTGGCTGACCCAGAACAAGGTCCTGCCCGGCAGCTACATCAATTTCTCCAGCGTGGCAAAGGCATCCGCCACTCTGTCTGACAGAGGCTATGCGGCAGCGCCCTTTGTTCTGAGCTGGGGCCCGGAGGGTGAGGTTTTCCCCGTCACCTCTGGTGAGTTTCAGAAAAACAGCAAGGCCATCTTCGGCTATGGGTATGACCACCCCAAGCTGCTGGCCCTGCGTGAGATTTTCCAGCACGCCACCACCGTCTACTGCTGGCGGTTGGGCAACGGCGAAAAGGCAAGCTGCACCTATGCGGATGCCAAGTACCCCGGTGTGCGTGGCAATGACCTCTCTATTGTCATCGCCTCCAATGTCGATGACACCAGCGCATGGGATGTGAGCACCTACCTGGACGGCCAGTGTGTTGACACCCAGACGGTCAAGGCGGCCACTGATCTGGTGGCCAATGACTATGCGGTTTTCAAGACCAGCGCCACGCTGGAGGCCACTGCGGGCACCAAGCTAACCGGCGGCGCTGATGATGCGGCAGTCACCGGCGAGGACCACCAGGCTTTCCTGGATAAGCTGGAGGCCTATGCTTTCAACACCCTGTGCTGCCCGGCCACGGAGAGCACCGTGGTCAATCTGTATGTCAAGTACACCCAGCGCATGAGGGATGAGGTGGGTGCCAAATTCCAGCTTGTGGCCTGGAAACCCAGC